CACTGGCCTCTCTGGGCGCAGCCGTGCGGCGACCGGGGCCGGGGGCAGCAGCCTTGAGGGCGCGGACGATCCAGACAGCCCTAGAGCCTCCTCACGTCCTCAAGGAGGCCCTTCGGCTGCGGATGTCGGACTACGACATAGACGACGACGGATTCGCCGTCAGCGAGCAGATATGGCGCTTCTCGGGGCATGTGAACCCGCACACCGATGACCAGACCTCGGACTACGTGATCGTCGGGTTCGTGTTCGACGCCAACGGCCACAAGCTCGTGCATGGCGATCAGGCGCTCGTCCTGAACCCCGGTGACATCTACATCCTGAACCCGCTGGAGCGCCACGGTGTCCTAGCCCCGGATCACATGGCGACATTGACGCTTTACATCCAGCCGATGAAGTCGGATAAAGTGGAGGACTTGGTTCCGGCCCTGTTCGCCATGGAGGCGATACGAGCCGCCGAGCAACTGGTGAAGTCGCCACCCCCGGCGAACGAGATGTTGTTGTAGGAGTTAGGACCATGGCGGAAGCGGTTGTTGTGTTCCTCGGACTGGGCTGCATCGTGATCGCCATGTTCTCTTACGCGCTCAAGCGCGCGCCCATGTGCGTATGCAGGCGGGCCGATTGCGGCGGCGGATGTATCAAGAGGAAGAAGTGATGGCGAAGTCAGAAGATCAGCAGGCCGCCGAGATCGTGCGGGAGTTCGAGAACCGGATCGTCTGGCTCGCGGCGTTCCTCGTCTGCAAGCGCGGCAACCTGTCCAGCAGCGCCGCCAAGGCCGCCGACGAGGCACTGGACGAGTATCAGCAGCGGTTCAAGCCGATCACCCCGCCCGGCTGAACGAAGGGGCTTGACCCCGGCAGCGGTCTAGGCTACTGAGAGGCCCGGCGAGTCGAGATCGCCGGGCCTTTTGCCGTTCTAGGAGTCGAACATGCCCCAGCCTCAGTTTGATTACGGGATCGAAGATGTCCCGGAAGCCGATGATGCCGCGATTGACCGCTGGCACGACGGCGCGCTCGACTGCTACCGGGGCCGCCCTAAGGCCAGAGACGACAAGGACTATCTGGAAGGCTGGCTGCATCGTCGCAACGAAGCGCCGCCGCCCCGGATGCCCGAGCGCCCGGAAGGCTACTACCACATGCCGCTTGGCACCTTCGACTGAGAGGAAATCATTTCCATGTCTACCCGTGAAACCAGCCCCGAGATCGCCAGCATGGCCGGTCGTATCCTTGCCGCAGGGAATCCCCTCGACAACGATCAGGTCGTCCTCGCCGTCATCGAAGCTCTCGCCGAGGCGAACACTGGGCGCGCGGCGCAGGCGGCGCTCAAGACGATGTTCCAGCCGTATTTCGACAACATGCTCTCGCTCGCCGGGTCCTGCCTCGCGCAGGCCGAGGATGATGATTCGGACGACCTGCCCCGGATCGCCATTACGGCCACGGTCGATTGGTCGAAGATAACGAACGCCATTATCGGCGCGTTCGAGGGCGGCTCGACCTACTGGCTGCGCGAGTACGACTACACGTACCGGCCCGAAGGGGTCGAGGGCAACCCGCTCTACGCCGAGGACCAGTTCTGGGCCAAGGGCGGCAAGATGAACCTGTCCTACGACGACCCCGACGATCAGGAACAGCGCGCGACCAAGGAAGTCGGCCTGCTGGAGATCAAGGCGGGCCTCCGCACCATGGCGGAAAAGGACCCCCGGCACTTCGGCGATCTCGTCAGCGAGAACGACGACGCGGACACGCATGACGTGTTCATCCAGCACGTCCTGTTCGGCGAGGTCATCTACGGCTGACCCGCCGACGGGCAAACCATCAACCCAACAGGGAGAATACTGACGTGACCAACGAAGAAATCATTTCCAAGGCCAACAAGATCATCGTCGAACACCTCGGCGTCGAGGAGGAGAAGGTCGTCCGCGATGCCGACTTCGCCGACGATCTGGGGGCCGACTCGCTCGACATGGTGGGACTCGTCATGGCGTTCGAGGAGGAGATCAACATCGAAGTCCGGGACGACGAGATGGAGAAGGCGGACACCGTGGGCGCGGCATAACCGGGAGGCTGGGCCGATGGAGGAGCGTGACGTTACCCGAGCGGCCCAGCCGCTCGAACCCCGGCGGGGAAGTACCGTTGAGATGGTGGAAAGGATCAAGGCCGAAGAACTCAAGGGCCTGATCTCGAACCCCGCCGTGAAGATCGAACCGAAGGAGCCGCCCCGTGGCCGTTGAACTGTTCATCCCGAAGAAATTCACGAAGGCTCACGAGTGGGTCATCCGGCAGGCGAACAAGATCATCGCCGAATATCTGGAGGCCGGGTACACCCTGACCCTTCGCCAGATTCATTACCAGTTCGTCGCGCGCGATCTCTACGAGAACACGCAAGCGAACTACAAGCGCCTCGGTAACATCCTCGACGCCGCCCGGAAGGCCGGGCTGGTGGACTGGGAGGCTATCGAGGATCGTACCCGTATCCTCAGGCGCGTCGGCGTCTGGGATGGCCCGGAGAAAGCCCTTGAGCGAATCAGAGACAACTTCAAGCTCGACCCGTGGGACGAGCAGCCGACCCTCCGCCGCGTCGAGGTCTGGGTCGAAAAGGACGCGGCTGTTGGTATCGTCCAGCCGACTTGCGACGACCTCCGTGTACCTTACTTCTCTTGTCGAGGGTACAGCAGCAGCAGCGGACTCTATGACGCAGGAAAGCGTCTTGCTGCCTATCACGCTGCCGGTTATGAAACGGTAGTTCTCTACCTCGGCGATCACGATCCCAGCGGGGTCCAGATGACCGAGGTATCCGAGGACCGCGTGAATATGTACGCGCGCCACCAGATCGACTTCCGCCGGATCGCCCTGACCCTGCCGCAGATCGAGGAGTTCAGCCCCCCGCCGAACTTTATCAAGGAAACCGACTCCCGGACGAAGTGGTATATCGACCGCTTCTCGACCGAGGATTGTTGGGAGCTTGACGCCCTGCCCCCCAAGACGGTGGACCAGATCATCCGGGATCAGATCGAACCGCTGATCGACCGCGAGGCGTGGGACAAGACTCTGGCGACCGAGGAGGAGCATCGCTCGACCCTCTCGGAAATCATTTCCGATTGGAATCGGACGAAGGCAGCCCCGGCTATGCTGGAGTTCATTCGCGGCCACCGGGGCATCTCGGTCGAGCAGGATGACCTCGACAACCCGGAGAACGATGCTCACGAGTACGCCGTCGAACTCGACGACATCCGGGAGCGCGCGGAGAGCCTGCTGAATGAACACGACCTCTGATCGTCGCGAGCGCCCGTGGAAGAAGCTGCGCGTGATCGTCGAGGTCACGGTGCCGCCGAACTGCCGGGCGCAGGAGAAGGACTTGGCGCACGAGATCGAGCAGCAGATCGCCCGGACGGTGAAGCTGCCCCGCCCGATCCACGCCAACGCTTATGAGGCGGTCGTCCGCCTCAAGAGCTTCACGAGTTTCTGGCCTGCGTTTCTCCGCAAAGAGCGCGGGCTGCCTTTAGGAAGGAAGAAGAAAACCGATGACCAATACAACGGACTCTAGCCTGCCCAGTATCGACGACCTCACCAAGGCAATCCTCCAGTGGGGTATCGACCGCGATTTCCCGAACGGAGCTACGGCTGGCGGGCAGGTCAACAAGCTGTTCGAGGAGGGCGGTGAACTCTCGGGCGCAGTCACGCGCAACAAGCAGCCGCTTATCATGGACGGCATCGGGGACTGCTTCGTGGTTCTCTGCATGATCGCCCTGACTACGGGCGTCGATATGCGCGAGTGCATCGCCGCCGCCTATGACGAGATCAAGGACCGCAAGGGCACCATGATCGACGGCAAGTTCGTCAAGGAGGAGAGCTAACCGTGGCCGAGGACAAGCGCGCAAACCCCTTCCCCTACCTGACCGCCGAGGAGTTCGAGGCGTCCGAGGGGACCCGTGAGCAGAAGGCCGCCCGGTGCATCGCTGCCCGGAAGTTCGGTGGCATCCCGACTCGGGCCTTCCTGCTCGGCGACAACGATCACTCGCCTATGATGAAGGGCGTACTGGACTTCGTGACCGAGGTTTACGTTCTGCTCGATTCGCTGGAGGGCGAGATCAATCCGCAGATCGAGATCGTGCGGAAGATGATGGAGGATCACGGTTGTCCTCCTGCGCCGCCCGCCGACGATGCCTGACATCGCCGGGGCCTTGAACGTCGAAGTCCGGCTCCCCCTCGCGGAGGGGCCGGGCTTCCTCAAGAAAGCCTTCGTTGAACTGGAGGACGAGGGATCGGTCGCCATTGGCGTCCTGAACGACAAGGGGTGTGTCTACGCCTATGCACGAATCGACGAAGCTCAGTTCTGGCGAATCGCCGATGTTCTGTTCCCCGAAGGAAGGCCAGCCGATGATGCGGAAGTACGACGGGGTGGTGATTGACCCTTTCTGGATCGACATTGCCGGTCGCGGCGATATCGAGTTCCAGAAGGACTTCTATCGCGTCTGCTGCCACGCCTCCTACGTGTTCCAGATGGGCGACTGGCGGCGGCGTCGGCGCGAGGCCGAGGAGCGAAATGATTTCGACGCCCTTGACCGGCTCGACCGCGAGTACGAGATGATCGGGGTATGACCAAGACGGCAGCCGACTATACTAAGGACGAGAAGGTCCGGTACGTCAAGCGCGAGGGGCAGACACGAAAGCATCATTGCCACTGGCCCGGCTGCGACGCGCAGGTTCCCCCGGCGAAGTGGGGCTGCTACAAGCACTGGATGCGGCTGCCCAAGCGGCTCCGGGACAAGATATGGGCGACCTTCCGTCCGGGGCAGGAGAAGAACTGGACCCCCAGCCGGGAATACGTCAAAGTCGCCAAGGAAGTTCAACTCTGGATCAGTTGCGAGGAATCAGGACTATGAGCATCACGGTCAACAATCTCTACGAACATGCCGACGGCGGGTTCTACTGCATCCTGTCTGACGCCGCCCCGATGAAGTGCCCGGTGACGGGCGACTGGCTCGACGGCGTGATCTACATGGGCACCGATGGGGTCATGCGCTCCACCAGCCGGGCGCGCTGGGACGAGCGGTTCGCCCCCGTGGCCGAATATACCGGAGACGACGAACAGGTCCTCATGATGGTGCGCCGGGCGAATCCGGGCAGCATGGACTTCGATTTCCTCCGGGTGTTCGAGTCGTGGCACGAATCGGAAATGGGCATCACCGGCCACATGCTCGAACTGGCGGTCGCGGCTGCGGTCGAGAAGTACGAGTGGCCCGGCAGCCTGTTCGCCGCGCCGTCACGAATCGGCCCGGAGCAGGTCGAGATCACGATCATGACCGAGGACTTGCAGCGCGTCGTGCAAACCTACGAGATCGAACGTGTCCCGATTCCGCACGGTTTCACCTTCCGCATGTCGAAGTCCGGCTGACCGTGAAGAAAGCCTGCAACACCTGCCGGAAGCGAAAGGCGTTGTCTGAGTTCCACGCGAACCGGACGACGCCCGACGGCAGGCACAACACCTGCAAGGCTTGTCGATCTGCTGCTGATAAAGCGCGCTATCAGTCTCAGCCGCTCCGCGAGAAACGGTACGATCAACGGCTTCGTCGTAAGTACGGTCTGACGACGGCGGACTACGAAGTAAAGCTGGCAGAGCAGCAAGGCTCCTGCGCGATCTGCGGAAACCCGACATCCGGTAGCAAGCTGCACGTAGACCATTGCCACGAGGAAAACGTGATTCGCGGGCTGCTCTGTGCGACGTGCAATAACTGGCTTGGCGTTCTTGAGCAGACAGATTTCGTGGTAAACGCACTCGCCTATCTGTCCCGGTACGGGTCAAACTCCCTCCCTGCGCTCCGGGAGGCGATACTATCCGCCGCACGGAAATCATTTCCGGGTTGACATTAACAAATTTCGGGCGCAGATCATTCCGCGTTCTTGAGGTCGAAAGGTCGAGATACCCATGAGTGGCATAGGCCATAACTCCGGTTCGGAGGATGATACCTTCACCGTGTCTGACGAACAGTTGGACGCAGCGAACGAGTCAGCCGAGGAACTACGCCTGTTGATCGAGCGTATCGAGCGACTGGAGGAGGAGAAGAAGGGGATCGCTGACGACATCAATGATGTCTATTCCGAAGGCAAAGCCAAGGGGTTTGACACAAAGATGATGCGGAAGATCATCGCCCTCCGAAAAATGTCACCGGAGGATCGCGCTGAACAAGCCGCCATCCTGCAAACCTACCTTGAAGCCCTCGGGATGGCCTGAGCGTGAAACCCGGAATTTAGGAGTTCCCGAATCATGACTACCCTACTCCCTGCCGACAAGTTCGACACCGCCATGACCTTCGCGAAGCCGGAACCGGCTCCTGCGCGGGTCCCGCTCGACAAGCTCGCCGTCCTGCCGGGGTTCAATACCCGCGTCAAGGACGCCGACTACAACGAGCGCGTCGCCGCGATCAGCGAGAGCATCGCTGCCCACGGCTTCTTCGATGACAAGCCGTTCGCAGTCACGATGCTGCCGGGCGACGAGACCGTCTACATCTACGACGGCGAACACCGTTTCGATGCCGCGAAGCAGGCGCTTCTCGACGGGGCCGAGTTCCCCGACGGGCTGCCGGTCGCGTGGGCCAAGGACGGCGCGACCGTCAAGGACCTGACCATCCACCTCGCGCACGGCAACAACGGCGAGCGCCTGAACATGGTCGAGCTTGCGGCGGTCGTCCGCCGGATGCAGGGCCTCGGCATGGAGAAGCAGGAGATCGCCGACGCGCTGGGCCGCACCGTCCGGCATATCGACAACCTGTTCGTCCTCGCTGCTGCGAACCAGACGGTCAAGAAGGCCGTTGCCTCGGGCCAGATCGCGGGTGCCGAAGCCGTCAAGCTGCTCCGCAAGGACCCCAAGACGGCGGCGACCAAGATCACGGAAGCCGTGAAGAAGGCCGCCGAGAAGGGCAAGGCGAAGGCCACGCCCAAGACGATGGCAACCGCGCCGACCGGCCCGAAGATGAAGGCCGTCCCGGTCGAGCAGTCCATGCCGGAAGGCGAGACCATGGGCGCGGTCCTCAAGGCTCTCGCGGGCAAGATTCGCGAGCATGTCCAGATCGGCGAAGGCGACGTGCTGCTCGAAACCGGCACGATCCGCGTCAAGGTCGAGGTGATCGACCGCGAGGCGGAGGCCGCCAAGGCGGCGCGCGAGCAGGAGAAGGCCGAAGCTGCCGCCAAGCGTGAGCAGGAGAAGGCTGAGCGCGAAGCCAAGAAGCAGGCCGAGGCTGCCGAGAAGGCCGCCAAGCGCGAAGCCGAGAAGAAGCTGCTCGCCGAAGCCGCGACCAAGGGCGACGGCAAAAAGGCCCCGGCTGCCCCGAAGAAGGCAGCGACCGCGCCCAAGAAGTCCTCGACCGCCAAGGCGACCGGGACGAAGGGCAAGGCCGCTTCCGGGGGCAAGGCCGCTGAGGCCGCTCAGAAGCCCGCTGAGGGCGATTCGGGGTCGGAGGCACCGGAACCCCAGTCCGGTGCCGAATCGACGCCCAGCGGGCAGGAAACACCGCCTGACGATGGTATGGGCGGCCTCTAAGAGAAACGAGGTACGGGGGTCGGGCAACCGGCCCCCGATTTTCTATGGCCTACAGCCCTGAGATACCCGAAGGATCGCTTTGCACGTACTGCTCGGCCACGGCGGAGAACTGGGATCACGTTGTCCCGGTTAGCATACAAGGCGGCTCGCGCAGCCTTCGACACCGGCATCCCGTACTGCGCGGCGATCCCGTTCCCCGAGCAACCGAACCTCTGGGCCGAGGCCGATCAGGTCGAGTGGGCGTGGGCCGTCAAGCGGGCCGCCCGGCAGATCGTGGTAGGTCCGGTCGCTCTCAAGACGTACTACCGCAAGCGCAACTGCTGGATCGTCGATCAGTCGGACGAACTCTGGAGCCTGTTCGACGGCTCGCCGGGCGGGACGCAGCATTGCGTGTTGTATGCCGGGCAGGTCGGGCGTATCGTGAGGCCGCTCTGGGAGCCTTGGACTCGCTTCCGCGCAGAAAGGACCTGATATGCCCCATCATCCGCACCGCACGATCCAGAACGCCCCGAGGCCCGCCGTGGCCGAGGAGGCCCCGATCCAGCGCGTGATCGGAGCCGGGATCGAGCGACACATGGGGACTACCCGCGTCCCGCGACCCCGCGTCTTGAAACCCCCTCTGGGTTAGACTATAGACGGATTCGCTTCTCTGGGAGCGACCAAGCGCAGGTTCTCGACCGCCTCGCGACTTGTACGGGAAGGCCCGCCGCGTCGGCTTCGACTCCTCGCGGCGGGCCTTCTTACGTCAGGAGTTGAGATCGCGGAACCAAGCCCGAAGCCAGTCCACGTCCTCCTTGCACCCGGCCCACGCGCCGCGCATGTCTTTCAGGTACTCGCCGTTCGCCTCGTCCGAGACCGGGGCCGCAGGGACCGCCGGTTCGTCCGGGCAGACCAGCTTGTCCTCGGGAGGCATGGCGAACTGGGTAGTGGCGCAACCGGCCACGGCGAGCAGCAGGGGCAGAGCGAGCAGGCGTTTCATCGGCGGTTCTCCTTCTTCCGCAGGGTGTCGTAGTACGACTCGGTGACAGGGCCGACCGGCTTGGCGGCCCCCTCGGGATCGCGCCGGGCGGCCTCGGCCTGAGCGTCCTCAAGCTCCTGCTGGGTCTCCGCCAGTTCGCGGGCCTGTTCCTCGGTCGCCTTGTCGGCGGCCCGGTCTGCGTCAAGCTGCTTCTGAGCCTTGCGGGCGCGCTCGGCGCTCTCGTGCTGTTCGATGACCGAGGCGTCGTAAGCGCACTTGCCGAGGCTCAGGACGGCGATCAGCAGCAGGCCGAGGGCAACGAAGCCGAGGACCTTGGCGACCTTCTCCGAGACCTGCTTGCCGAACAGGCCGGGCAGGAACGCGCCGATGGACATGATAAGGGGCATGGTGGAATCTCCTTCGCGAGAGACCGCCTTTTAGCCTAGCCCCGTCTGGGGGTCTAGCCCCAACAGAAACCCCGCCGATCCTGTCAGGGATGGCGGGGTCTCCGGGGCCGGTTGGTCTGCCGGGTTGTTGCCGTCTGTTCGGCGAACTTACCAGCCTTTGCAGGGCCGGGTTACAGGACTGTGCCAGTACCCGGCAGACCTCGGTGACAGACTTGCCCGGATCGCTCCGGGATGTTTTTCCATGTCCCCTTCAAGGCTTTGCAGTCCAATCCGGGTTACGACGCAAACCTGCCGTCTGTCAGGGCCGCGTCCGATCTGCCTAGACCGATTCGCTGTCTAGGTCAAGCCGCTATCTTGTAGCCGCCGCTCTGGAGCGCGGTCTGGAAGTCCACCGCGTACTCGGCGATCATCTCCTGCTTGTCGCGCCCGTTGATGATGTCCCGGCTGGCGACGAACTGGGCCAGCCGTGCCGGGCCGCTGACAGGCAGGTCGTCGTCAATGTCGCGCCCGGTGAACCAGCCCTCGCGCATACCGAGGACAAGGATCGTCGCGGCGATCTCAGGCTCCATGGCCCGGTCGGGAGCGGCCACGAGGTCAACGTCGATCCCCACGGCCCGGAGCTTGGTCGTCGCCTTCGCGTAGTTGGCCCGCCCGGTCAACTGGACGTAGCCGCGCCCGGCAAACTTCGCGCCGTCGCCGGGGGTCAGGTTGCCAAGCTCGCGGGCCTTCGCCGGTCGGTCGCCCCGGATGTCGTACATCTTCGTGAAGTACGCCGCGCCGCCGATCTCCTTGACCGGCTGCATCGTTCCGGCGGTCTCGTGGTAGGTCGTCGCCAGCGCATAGGCGACCCATGAGATACCCCAGCCCGCGACCGCGCAGGCCCGGACGATCTTGTCGCAACCCTCGAACTCCGTGGCGCTGATCTTCGGGCCGAGCATCGCGTTGCCGCGCAGCCAGTCGTAGAAGCGCCCGTAGTCTGCGAAAGCGAACCCGGCGTCAGTGCCAGCCGGGGCGACCGGGGCAGGGGTAGGCCGGGGCGCGGTGACGACGATCTCCTCGCCCTCCACGTCGATCCCTTGGCCCATGGCTTCGACTAGGCGGCGAAGCTGCTCATAGCTCTCCCGCGTGATGGTCATCCGTTCGGTCATGTGCGGCTCCTCGGCGCAAAGTCCTCCTCGTCGCCCTCAGGCGGCTCAGGGGCGCGATTCTGGGGTGGAAGGGCCTCGGGTGCCCCGGCGGTCGTCCTGACCTCTGTGCGGCCTCCCTGCGGCGTCTCGACGACGGCGCTCCGAGTGATCGGAACGCCCGAGCGCAACAGCCGGGCGGACTGGATCAGCTTCACCATCTGCTCGGCGCTCGGCGCGAGCATGTAGTAGGTGATAAGCAGGACGTGGACCCCGATCATGTACCGGGTGACGCTGTAGACCAGCCGAGACTCTTGCATGGAGTTCAGAGACTCCAGACCGAACCAGATGAAGGCGACCGAGATCAGGCTGAGCGCGAACGTGTAGACCCGCCGCCAGAACCAGTTGGTCTCAGGAAGCGGGTTCTGAACGTCAACGCGCGCCGTGGCCGGGTTGTCCGTGACTGAGGCAGCGTTGCCGGTCGTATCGAGGTCGCTCATTGTCGTCTCCGCAGCAGTTCGACCAGATCGACCGTGGCGGCGCGAAGGCGATGCTGTTCCTTGATCTGGGATCGCGTGATGCTCCGCTGATCCTGCAACGCTTCTATCAGCAAGGCGGCCCGGTGGTCAATCGACCGCAGCACGGCGATGATCTCGCGGTTGACTTCGACAAGCTGGAGGTTCGAGTCGGAGAGCGACCGGGCGGTAACGGTTTCCATGAGGAGCGCCGACTTGACTTCGGTTCCGGTGTCCGCTCCGCCCTTCTTGACCTCCTTGATTCCCTTGTAGATGCCCCCGACCACGGCGGCAATCGCGAGGGAGAAAACCCCGAGGCTGGTTAGGATCGCTGAAATGTCAGGCGGGGATGCTGGCAATGCGGCGCTCACGGCGGGTCTCCTTTTGGACCTCCCGCTGCTTCTCTGCATGAACCACGTCAACGGCGGCTCGGTACGCTGAAAGGAGGTCAGCGATCACGAACCACGGATAAACGACGAGGCCGGTATTTGGAACCCCAGACTTCCACAAACCGATGACGATCTGAGTCACGATGAACATCGAAATAAAACTGGCGATCAATCGGATAAGTGGGGTTCGGGTCCATGCACCGTTGACGAACAGGGCGATCCCGCGACCCAGCCCGACCGTGAAGCAAGCGCCGCCCCACGCGAGAGACGGCATGTCGGTCAGCGGGGCGGAGATCGCAGCGAGACCGCTGAACAGATGGGTAGTCGTTTCGTCGCAGAACAGGCCCGGATGCAGAAGGACGTAGATGCCCCACGTAATCATGAACCCCGACATGAGCCATTCGAGCTTGCGGGCGGGCCAGTGTTGGCGAAGCGAACGGATAATCATGTCCAGCGTCCTCGACTCTTGCATGTGCCTGCCCCCGGTCCTCCGTAAAGCGCGGGTATAGTCACATGGTTCCCGAATGTCCAGTTTCGTTATCTTTGCAGAACGAAAGCCGAACACCCGGAAATGGTTTCTAGGTCAGGGCGAAAGTCTGCATCTGCAAGGCCCCAGCAATCGTCGAGACCAAGAACGCCTCTTTCGGATACCACATTTTGCCGTCGTCCGACCAATCGACTGAGAAGAAGCGAAACATCTGGTTCCAGTAAGTTGCGTCGTTTCGTGCTTGCAGAACAATCTCGTCCGGCAATACAGCAGAACCAAAGTCGTATCCAATCCACTGAAACGGGCGAGTCGAGGCCGAAGCCCACAGGGTTGCGGTGTTGCCGTCAAATGCGTAAGCGATCTGCCCCCCGCTACCGCTCTGCGTCGAACCCATCGGCGTACCAGAACCGACCAAAGAGGAACCACCGTCTTTGAAGTCCAGCGCCGCTACTGCGTAAGTGCTGTCGTTGCGGAGGTTCCCGCTCGTAGCTCGAACCCGCCAATAACGATGCGCCCCGCTCGCCCCGGCAGGGTTTCGGGGGTTACGGAAATCCATATTGGTCGCAACGCCGCCACCAACATTTGTCATGCCGCTAACGATTTGCTTGATCCACCACTCCGGGTGAGAGAACGAACCGTCGGTGCCCCCGATGCCGACGCAAAGAGCGCCCCAGTCAAGTTGTTCTCCGTTGACCCACGAAAGCCCCCGAACCTCCTCGATCTTCTGCGCCGTGGCGAACGAGTAACCGACGTAAGCTCGGTTCCCTTCGCCGGTCGATCCGCAAAGGCTGGAGAGGTTGTTGTCGGTCAGGTTCGAGGCAGGGTAGATTGTGTTGCCTTCTGAGCGCGGAGTGCCGCCGGTACAGAGATCGGACCCGCCGATGCTGTCCGCCATCTCCATCTCATAAATACCCATGTTATTGAAGCCGGTCGTCTTGAACGCCTGCAACAGCCAATCCCGGCGAGTGTACGAGGAGAAATCAATCGCGGGCTTCGTGAACGTCTTTAGTTCTGCGACACTCCACGTCGTTCGCGCCCGGCCCCACTCGAACTCCCAGTTGATCCCGTCCCACGAGCTTTCGACAAGCACGACAAAAGGAGAGTAATTGGCAACGCCGTTGTGGTTCCGAATCTTGACTTCAACAATCGGATCGCCGGTTGGCAGCTTAAACGCGCCCCACATATCCGCGCCAAGAACGTGGATGCCGCTATTATTCCAGAGCGACGAGTTATCGACAACTGCGTTGAGCAGGTTTCCACCGATCACGGACTGCTGGTAATCGAGATAACTGGGAACCAGATTAGCCCCGCCCGCCGTAGTCGCCATGGACACGAATCGGATGTCGCAATAGTGATTCGATCCAGTGCCCGCCCCGTTCCCGGTGTTCAACACCGGGAACCGGACGCGCCACCAGCGTTCGGCTGGACCGACGCTGGAACCGGGGACGGCCTGAGCTACGATTCCGGGGATCATGCTGCCACCGTCTGACCAAGCAGATCGAACTCGTCCTCGGCCACGCGCTTGAGAGTGACCGTGCCGCCCTCGGGCACGACGAGCGTTCCACCGTTCGGCGGATTGACCGTCACGCCGCTGCCCTCGACAATCGTGAGATCGCCAGCCGCCGCGTTACGGATGTGCCATTCGCCGTTGTCTTGCAGCGGCTCCGTGGCGTCCGGCTGGGCGGTAAGCGTTTTCGCTGAGCCGCTGGTGAATCGGATATACTTGCCCATGTCGGCGGCAAGGACGTTGCGCGCCGTGGTGGCATCGGTGACTACTTCCGCCGGGCCGCCAGCGGAAATGATTTCCCATGCACCGTCCTTGCGCCCGTAGTATTCACCGTCAACCGGCGCTTCGGTGATGCCGTCGAGCGCGAGCGGCGACCATTCGGTGCCGTCGAATCGCTCATAGGTCACGGCCCCCTGATTGTAGAGCAGCCAGCCGTCGTTCGGCACGATGTAGACCCACTCCTCCTCGCCCGTGGGGCCGTCATAGACGATCACCTCGTTCGGGTGCGTGGCGTGGGTCTCGTCGAGTATATGGACATCACCGACGGTCGGCGAACCCGGCTCCGCTGCGACCTTGCTCAGGACGTACCCCTGAGACAGGACGGACAGCTTGAGCAGGTTCAGCGTCATGTCGTCGGCCCAGCCGTTCTCGCCGGGATCGTAGCCCGCCTTGAGGCCGAGGTTCGGTAGAGTTCTTGCAGGCATGTCGCGTCCTTTACACTCCGCCCCAGTTCTCGCCCCAGCCATAACCCCAGCCGCCGGTAATCACAACCTCAAAGCGGTATAGGTACTGAGACGCGATCCCGTCGCGCTTCGATTCGATTTCCATCCAGACCTTGACCGGATCGCCGTCTGCGCTCTGCATCGTGGCGTCGTAGGTCCACGTATCCACGGCCCCTACGTCGGTCTCCCGGAGCAGGGTCGTGCCGTCCTCGGCAAACACGCGGATGTTGTACGTGGTGCCCGGCTCCGGGCCGATGCTGCCCTCCCCGTGGCCGACTGCGACATCGGACTGGCTGATACGATCTCGGTGTGCCCACGTCAACAAAGGCTCGTCGTAAGTGACCTCGGGCAAGGTATAGATAGAATCTCCGTTCACCCGAACATCGCCGGGTGGGTACGGGCGGAACAGCCGTTGATTCATCTCCAGAGACATCTCGTCCGCCGCCAGTTCGTTCAGGACTTCCGTGGAGGTCCGAGTCAACGCCTTAGCGTAAACGGTCTCGCCGTCCTGATACTCGACCTTATCAGAGCCGATCTCGTCATCTACGAGCCAGATCGTCGTGTCTGCGACGTGCGCGGCAGGGATCGTATCGGCCACGCCGCGCTTGAGGGTCGCCAGCCGGGTAACGTCGTCGAACGCCGTGAACTTCATCTGTTCATCGTCGATAAGGACAACCATCCCGGCCTTGTATTCAGCCATGAACGCCGTGATATTGTCCTCTGTGACCTCCAGCGTCGTGTCGAGAGGGGCGATGTCTGCGGCGAGAACCAGCCAGTTCGTGAACCCGGCAGTAGGGGCTTCGTCAGCGTCATAGGTCCCGCTCGTCAGGCTCATGAGGACCTCGTAACCCTGAGTCTGGGTCCCCGGAGGATCGCGCGCAAGGATGCCCGCGTAGCTGGCCCCCAGATCAACCGCCGACTGGTCCGCCGGAGTCGTCGTGCGAACGAAGTCACGCCAGTTGATCTCGTAAAGCCGTTGCTCTGGCGACGGTACAGCGGCGAAACTGGGCGGCGTCCAGCCGGACGACGGCGGCGTGATGAACGAGGTCTCGGGCATCCCGAAGATGTCCTGAACCGCCTTCACGTTGATCTTGCCGTCAATCAGGGTTCCGTCCCGGCACTCGCCTGCCCGGAGAATGAGGTTGCCGATTCCCTTCTCTGGGTAGGAGATAAGGAACGGCATACCCGGCGCGATCCGCCAGCCGCGACGATCCAGCACGACGGTCATCTTGCGGAGCGGAAGCTGGACCTTGAGTTCCCGGAGCGCCACGCGACCGCAGAGAGCGCGCGTCGGGAGGCCCCGGTACTCTATCGTGTTGGAAATGATTTCGCCTTGAGACTGGATCGCTGCGAGATTGTGGACCCGGACCATGATGTCCTCTTTGGTCGTAGGGTCGAATCCCTTGATGACAATCTCGTTGTAGCTGCTTTCCTCGGCGCTCGAATCATCGTCGAGAACGTCAAGAAGGCCCGTGTCGGGCGTGAACAGCGGCAGCGCATCCGGGTCATAGTCGCCACGAATAAGACGCAGCGTTAGCTTCCCGGTTTCTCGATCAACATACTGGACTCCTCCGATATGGTTGATGATGACCGGAATGAAGTCCTTGATGTTCTCCTGACGAAACCACGGGATGCAGAGACCAAGGCTCTCGCCGTACAAAGTATTGGCTGCGGCGATGTAGCTGTTTTCGTCGATAAGATCGGCAGGCATCCCCCGGCCCCACTCGGGATTCGTATTGATTTCGTAGAGCATGTGCGCGCCGTTCATGGCGTGGATTTCTTTACCGCTCTGGCTGTAAAGGATCACTCGCGACTTAGCTGGATACCACGGGTCGTTGTTCCACCATCCTGCCGTGCTTCGCCGTACCCGGAAGCTCCACTCCTTCGGGTATGGATTTATCGCTGCCACGAGGCCGTCGAACCACAGCGTCACGACGCCCCGGAAGTTCGGCACGTCGCCACCAAGAGACGCCGCAATGCTAGGAAGGGTGCCCAAGCTCGACCCGAGCGCCCCCTGTAGAACCTGATTCTCGGCACCGTTGTAGCAATACATCGGACCTTGGATGCCGCCTTCCTTCTTCTCGCCGCCGAACAGATCGGGCTTGTTGATAGTCACCAACTGGCCGGATGTCGCCAACTGAATCGGGGTAGTGTATGCCGGGACATCTCCGACACGAATCTCGGCAATCTCGTTGACCGGCCCTCTCCCGAGGCCCATGTGCAACGAGAAGTAATACTTGTAGCCGATAGTCTGCTTCTTACCGCCGCCCATTCGTTGCCTCCTGAGTAGCGATTTCGGCTACGCGAATCGCTCGGGGATCGCCGGTCGCGATGAAGTCTGCCGCCGGTCGTCCGTTATCGAGAAAGTCCTGCCACGGCCACGAGTGGCGCGCGAAGAACGGGCGGGTCTGGCTCAGGCAGTACCGGGCCTCCCGGATATGGCGAAGGTGAATGATGACGGTCATCACTTCTTGCCCTTGCTCTGAATCTTCGTGGTGCGGTAGTTACCGAACCAGAGGACCATCCAGCCCTCGGTCCAGCAATCGCCGAAGAACACGGCCTGAGGGGTCCCCTCGTCAGCCTGCGGAAAGTCGAAATCCTCCAGAGCGGCGGGTTTCTGGTTTTGAGGTTTGACGAGAATCGCTTGGATCGCGACCGATGCCACCAGAAAAACCAATGCCCATGCGAATAGCGGCACCTCGACCTCCTTAAAACACAGGGGACCCGTCAAACGGCGACTTGCCCGGCAGATGCGGGAACCCGCCGTAGTTCGGCAGATTCGAGAAAGCCTTGCACGAGGTCGTGTTGCGAGCGCACCCCGGATAGATCGTTACCGTATCTCCGACCTCAAGTCCATAGGTCGAGCCGAGAACTGTGAAATCATTTCCGACTTGAGCTTCTATGCCTTTGCGTTCGAGGCTTCCGTCCGCGCGCACCTTCTCCAGAAAACCGCCGGTAAACGTCCCTTCCGAAGGCTCGCTGTGCGTTGTGCAAGTGAAGCCCGTCCCATCCAGCGTGGCGATCTCGCGCGCGTATGCGTGAAGCGCCTTGTTCACCTTGCACCCGAAGGGAGAATAAAGGACGTGAGGGCACATACGCCCCCACGCTAGGCGAAGCCCCTGACGGTCGTAAGAACCACCGAGAGACCGGCAAGTCAGTTGGACAGCGGCGTCGTCTACCTCCATTGCGTTCTGGACCGTACCGCTCCAGAGCAAAGGAGTTTCGTTGTCCGGGTCGCCAATGTGCCAACGACGGACTGTCAGCCAAACCTTCCCCGAAGGCTGAGTATTCTTGAACAGCAACGGGATCGGAAGATTGGATTGCATCGTGATCTGGAGATCATTTTGATCGGAGCCGCCTTGCGTCACGCCCTCGTCAGTAATCGCTTTGGCGAGATAGACCGCCGGATCATCGTTCTCGTCGAGTCCGACTGTCTTGTCCTCGTCCGCCGTGCAATAACGCCAATAGGAGTTGCCATACTGGAACGTGTATAGCGCGACCGGGCGACCGTCTTGATTGCTGATCTCGATTGCATTGTAGCTCACGCTATACTCCCGTCGATCTGCAAGAACTGTCCGTTGTACGGCTGGCTCACAACAATAGGATTACTGGGGTCATCGTCAATGGCAACTACGTTTGATGCGTTACGAAGCTCGGCCCCATCGTTCGCCAGAGCAGTCAAAGTAATAACTGCGTTCCCTCGAATCGGGACCGTGATGTTATAGTTGACGGCCTTCACGCCCTCGACAAAAGAACCATTATTAAGGAAGTATTCAGCCGGAGGATCACTGACAACGAGCTTATAGGTGTTGAAATACGGGGGCGAACTGCCCGTCGCGTTCTTTACCGCCCGGCCACCGCCGCCGTAAGCAGTTCCGCCGCTGTACGCCTTGAACTCGATAACGCCTCGAACCCTGAGCGCCACGTCATAGACTACCGTAGGATCGCCACCAGAGATGTAGCTGTTCGACACAGACGATTCACAGGCGCACCCGCCAGAAGCATCGGGAGCGCCGCAAGGCAGGAGCCACGACAAGCCCGTGAATCCGGGAGGTACCGTTCGGGTGTTCTTGAACGTGCGGAACGCCGTGCTGCACTCATGCAAACCGTCTGGCCCTGCGTGGTGCGCGATCTCGAACTCGTCGGCGTCGAACCGGGCTGCATCCATGAAGCTGATCTTGCGGACTTGCCCCGGCGAGAGGGCTAGACCCACGGGGTTGTCTAGGACCAGCTTCTCGGTCGCACTCGTCGCTCCGGGGATCACGTCTACGATCTTGCGGAAGATCACGCCGCCTTCATGGCGGATCACGATATACTCCCGACCGGCAGTCGGGCCGCCGGTATACTGGAAGCCGACGTTCTCGACTGCCAGTTTGTTCGATACACTCGACACCGACGCCGCGAGCTTGAAGTCCGCTTTGAACGTCGGGAGCCAGAAGGAACCCGCCCTCCCTCGGTAGCGGTAGAGCAGATCGCGAAAAGCCGCCATCTGCTCCCTGCCGGGGAGGAAGTACCGATGCGCCTGACCGACGAAGAATCGGCTAAGCACGTCAACCTGATACGTCAACCCGACGTTCGTGTCCAGCGTGGCGATCTCGCGCTCGAACTGCGCGGAAAGATCATCTACCCAGTTCGGCTCAGACAACAGCACGGGCAGGCCCCCGTAAATCGGCGCAGGCTCCGTGGCCGGGGTCCATGGATTCGCCGCGACGAACCGCAGGCGGGCCGTCACCCGGCCTACCGCTGCTGACGGCTGCGTAAGATCGCCAAACTCCTCGACGACCGCTCGGCGCAGGGGGTACAGCTTGGAGCCGATAGGCCATGCGTTCGTGATCGGAGCAACGAGGTCGATACCGCCCGAGTCTACTGCGGCGATCTCCACGACTTCCCAGTCAAGCGCGCTGTCCCCGGCCACGAGGGCGAGACCGTCAACGAAGTAGGGCCATTCGGTGTAGTCGGTGTCGAAGTCGATCCGGTCGCTGACGCCAGCCGTGAGGCCCGATGACAGCGACACAACCTCCCAGTAGATAGGGACCATGACATTCTCGCCCCCAAGGCGGTTCATGAACAGGTCCCAGAATGTCCTCTCAGGCCCCGTGAGAAGGAAATCAGCGTCAAAGGACCTTCGGGGCGTCTCGCGCACAGATCGGCGCTGCTCGGCCCCCTGAGACGCCCTCAGCACGTCCGTCAGAAAAGACAGCCGCTCCGACATGGCTTCCCGGCGGTTCGGACGGAAGGAAAAGACGGGGAGATCAATGTCTGCCATGTCACTTGAGAACCTGCTTGATCGTTTCCTTCTCCGTGCGAATCAACGTCAGGAACGTCTTGCGCCCGGAGCGACTTTGCATCGCGGATACGACCTGCTCCGGGTCCATGTAAAGGACCTGCTTGAGCGCCGGGGCTTCCCCGCCTCCGCCTCCGCCGCGTCCGATGTTTCGGATATGGCGCGGGTCGTCCTCGGTAAGGACTTCCTCGCCGCGCTGGAGGACAGCCTTGTATTCGTCCGGGCGGAGACCGAGACCGCCGCCGCCGTGGAACTTGGGCGCACCGATCCAGCCGACATCGCTGCCGCCCGTGCGCCGCTGGCGAGAGGCACCACGACCGCCGACAATGCCGCCGTCATGGAACAGGAACGAGAGGCCGCCGCCGCTGCCTGCCCCGAGAACCGACTTAGCGATCTGGAGCGCGACCAGCTGGATCAGAACTTGCGCGATGGACTCGAGGATGCTTCCGAAGATGCTGAGCGCCGTGCGACCCAGATTCTCCAGAGCATCACCGAAGCTCTCAGTTCCGCCGATCACGCCGACGATGGACTGGGCAATCGAATTGAAGGCCGTCACGACGCCCTGCTGGATCGCACCGCTGACTGCCGTGTTGACCTGCTGCAACCGGGGGTCGATCTTAGACAGGCCAGCGTTGACCGCCTGAATCTTCGCGAGCCAAGCGTTGTAAGCGGTGTCGGTGATGACCGGCAAGCCAGTCAGCGGGTCGATAGTCTGGCGCAGAAGCTCGACCTGCTCGCGGAGTTGCGCGAGGACCGGAGCAATCGACGCAGACTGCCGGGCATAGGCTTCCGCCGTAAGCTGACGGGTCTGGGCATCGGTCTGCAACCCGAGTTCATTCAACGTCTGGTACGACTTGACCAGTTCGTCGCGCTCCCGGAGCAGGGTGTCGAGTCGAGTGCTGGCTGCATCCAGACCAGCAAGGCCCACGTCGGCCACGGCGCGATTGGTCTGCTCCCCGCTGACAATCCGCTCCAGCGACGCGATCCACGAAACCATTTCCGGGCTGGGGTTCGTGCCTGCCAGCGCACGGGCAACCGTGAGCGCGCTGTTGGCGGCGTCCACGATCTGCGGCGAGATGCGACCGACGACCTCGGCAGTCTGCTCCATGGCCTGCTGCGTGGTGATTGCGCCGCGCTCGCGGGCGTCCGTGATCCTCTGGATTTCGGCTTCGCGCTGGCGCTCCAACGTGGCCGCGCGATCCTGATAGAACTTGATCGTCTCCTCGTTTTTCAGGCGCTCTTGCGTGGCGGCGACCTGCCGCTCGATCACGTCAAGGCTCACGCCGTCGGAGTCGGTCGTCATCCCGAGATCGCGGACCTTCTTGATGCTGTCCGCGATGGTCTCGTACTTCTCGCTGATCGCGGTCAGACGCTCCTCCAGCGTCGCCGATTCGCCCGTGAAGGCCGCCCGGTTCAACTGGCGAAGCTGCCCGTCAAGCTGGCGCAGGGCGGTCTCCCGCTTCCGCTGCTCGGCCTCCGCAGCCCGGCGAGCGCGGTTCGCGGCAGCGTCCGACCGCCTACCGGCCCGCTCGCCTTCCTGATTGATCTTGCGCTGCTCAGCGGCGATAGCCTGCGTGACCGCCCGCTCCTCCAGCGCCGAGCTTGCCCCGGCGGCCTGCGCCCGAGCGCGCGCTTCGCGTTCAACCCGTGCCAGCCGTTCGGCCCGGCTCAGTTCGCGGGTCGATTCGACTTCCGAGTCAAGCTCGGCAGCGAACCGGCGATCCCGGATGTTCTGATCGCTCGCTCCACGCGGCGCAGAAGCGTTCAAGCCCCGCTGGGTACGGATGACCTGAAAAGCGTCCTCACGCGCCCCAGCGACCCCTTTGCCCGCCAGCAGGCCGGTCAGGAAGGTGAAGCCGACGATGGTGTCATTGATATACTGATTGATGCGGTCGATAATCGGCGAGAACGTCGAAGCCAGCCAGCCGGTGAACGATTGCCACGCGGACTGGAGGTTCTTGACCGCCGGGGTCCACGCCGACTGAGTCGCGTCGGCGATCTGCTGGTTCCTCTCGGCCACGCGGTCGAGGACGTACTGCCGCGCCTCGCCAGCCTTGCCCGCCTCGTACAGGGCTTCGGCGTGGTCCAGATCAGCCTCGGTCAGGTCGTTCGTGCGCTCCGCCAGATCGTAGACGGCTTCGATCCCGCCCTTCTGGACATCCACGAGCATCTGGGTTGCTTCAACAACGTCGATCCCCAGCCGCTCCGCCAGCCGTCTGGCAGCTTCGGCGTAGGTCTCAATCGAGTCGGTGTCGAAGCCCTCCTCGACGAGCAGGAGCATGGCCTTGCGGGCGTCCTCGGCCTTCTCGGCGACACCCTCCAGCTTCTCTTGCGCGTCGGCGAACCGCTGCACGTCGATCCCTTCGCCGAGCGGCGCTTGGGCGAGGTCCTGACTGGCCTGCTTGACCCTCTCAGCATCGGTGTAAAGTTCGCGCAAAGCGAAGCCGACCGTCGCCACCACGGCGATGACGGGTGCCCACGCCAGCGCGAACCGGGCGACCGTGGAAATCAGGCCGGGAAAAATCTGCCCGATCTGCGATCCCTGCTGGATCAGGACGATGAACGGATTCTGCCCGGACGCCAGCGACACGAAGATGTCGTTAAGCTGGAAGCTCAGGTTCGCCAGATCGTTCGGCTTGAGACCGAACAGACCGTTGGTCGCGCGGCCCCCGCGACCGAGCGTCGTGTTGACCCGCTCCATCGTCGTCGAGACGCGCGTGGCCGCCGCCTCCAGCCGGGCTTGCTCGCCCGCCAGATCAGCCGTGTTGATCCCGGCAGTCCGAAGCTCCCGGCTCAGTTGCCCGAGCTTGGTTTCCTCCTGCGCCAGCGCGCGTCCGGTCTGGGTAAGCCGGGTCTCAGCCTCCTTGAGCGAGTTCGCCAGTTGCTCGGTCGGCTGGTCGGCCTGTGCCATAGCCTGCCCGAGTTGCAGGACATCGGCCTGCGCCTGCTCAAACTGCTGCCGTGCAGCCGCCGTAGCGGCTTCCTGCTGCTGGAACGTATCGACAAGGCCGCCCTGCCGCAGGAGTTGCGCTGCCGCCGCTGCAAGCTGGTTATAGGCGTCGTTCAGGAGGCCGACGTTCTTGACGCCATCGGCAGCCGCCGTGTCGGCCTTCTCGATAGCCGCCTCGACGCCAGAGAGAGTCTGGAGCGCAGCGTTACCCGGATCAATGATCGCCCGGAGGCCAGCGGCCACCTGCGACGACGTGACTGCCATCGTTTGCCCGGCTTCCACGAACCGCGAGACATCCCGGCTGGCTTCGGCGGCCTGCTGCCCGACGGCACGGAAACCAGTCAACGCCGCAAGCTGATTGTCGGCAGTCTTGGCGGTCTGGATCGCGTCACCGAACAACTGGACGAAGCGGCTGGCCTGCCCGAGTCGCTGGGCCTCGGCGATCTTGCGCTCGAACCCCTGCTGGGCCGCCAGATCAGCTTCCGCCTGCTGAGCCTGCTGGATGTTCGCAGCATAGCCGTCGATAGCCGTGTTGACCTGAGACAGGCCCGCGCCGATCTGGCGAGCGGTGTTGACGATGCCGGTCTGGGCCGTATCGAGCCGATCAACAGCGACACCGGCTCGCTCCAGCGCGGCGGTCTGCTCAGCAAGGTCCTGCTTGTTCTTGTCAACGGCGGCGCTGGTCCGAAGGACCGCGTTCTCAAGCCGCTGCATTTTGTTCTCTTGGGCGGCGGTCGCTTTCCCGGCAGCCTCGACCTCGGCCTTGAGCGCCGCGAGGTCGGCTCGCGCCTTATCGGCGGCAGCGCCTACCTTGTCAGAAGTCGCTACCAGCCGATTGTAGGCGTCGATCTGCCCTTGGATCGCCGAGAGGTCCCGGCCCGCCTGAGCAAGCTGCTCCTGCGTCCGGCGAAGCTCCTGCAAGCTGATCTCGCCGCGCTCGGCAGCCGCGATCTGCTCGCCGATCTTCGTGTTCAGCGCGTCAATGTTCGCCGTGACCTGCTTGAAGGACCGCCCGGTCGTCTCCTTCGCGGAGATCAGCAATTCAATGTCGCGCCGAGTCGTTGCCATCTCGCTTAGTCCTCAAGGTCCCGCAGGAATTTCTCGTAGGCTCTTATACCCTTTTTGCCGCCCGAGAAAACGGCAGAACCGACATGCTGGTCCGCCACCATGCGAAAAGCCATTTCCCTGCGCTTGATCTGCCGCAGAAGCTCGCTCTCGTTCGCCAGCTTCCCGAGCGGGTATCGGTGCGCGTCAGGGTGGCCGTTCGCCTTTAGGTAGCTGACGGTTTCCCGGAGGTTGCGATAATAGTCTGCAACGAGGTCAGCAGGGGGCCGGGCTTGAGACCGTTTGCCTCTAGCAGACTTGCCACGACCCCCATGACTTTTCCCAGTTCGACACCCCCGTCCTCGACGGTCAGGAACACGATGGCCTTGAGAGCTTCGATCTGCTTCACGAAGGACAGGCGGCGGAACTTCTCGACATCCTCGGCTGATTCGGCCTCGGCGCACCGGGAAATCATTTCCACGACCATGGACGGGAAGTCCTTGGCAACCTCCATGACCAGATCGGCCACGCGGTCCTTCGGGAGGACACCTTTGTTCGCGTACTTCGCGACGGTCGCCTTCATGTCCTCCAGATAGTGCATGGTCAGGAACGTGATGTCCTCTGAGTTCATGCCTCGGACGGTGAAGTAACCGCCCTTCGACCCTACCTCGATTCGGGTCGTCTCGATCTCGAAATTCACAGCCATATCGACTCCTCTGGCGCATAGAAAAGGGGCGACCCCGGAAGGAGTCGCCCCTGTAGGTCTCCGGGAGAGGAGAACTTACGCTGCGACGGGGCGACCGTCAACGTAATGCTTCTCGTAGCCCTCCTTCTTGAGGACTTCGCCCGTGAACGACATCTCGCTCCACGAGTCGGCCTTGAACTCGTAGTCGCCGTCCGGGGACAGGTCCACGAGGGGCCAGTAGTCGTCGCGGTTCTCGCCCGCCGTGTTGTCGGCGATATAGCGCAGCGCGCCCCGGATCGTCTCGCCCTTGGAGATGATGACGGTACGGCTGTGTTCGGCACCCGTGTACGTGACCTTGATGGTGTCGCCATCGGCGATGTCCGGGGCATCCTCCTTGATAAAGATGCGGCCCAGTTCCGGGTCGGTGTCGTAGTTCGCGCCGCCCGCGCCGCCGGGAATGGCAACCGGCGTACCGGCGTCGTCGGTGACAGCCGAGATCGTCAGCAGACGCGCGCCGGTCGGTGCAGTCGGGCCGACGCCAAGCTGATAC